TCTCAAATTATGTAGACAATGGTTCGGGTGGCAAAGTGCTAATGAAGATTGGTGACAAGCCTGATTGGGATAAAGGCACTATGCGTTTGTTTTCTCAACAGATATTCCTTGCTCGATACATGAAGAAGGCCGACTCCGCCGTTGGTGTAAAGGCCGACCCAACACTCAAGAACACTGACGATTGGGTTGTCAAGGCTACCCTTGAAGAAATCAAGGGTAAACACATGGAAATGGTCGGAGAAACACACACTATCCTTTCAGTTATTAAGGGCAAAGTAAAGTGGGATGGACTACCTATGCTTACATGGGGTGATGAGTAATGATGAATGAAAAAGAAGCGGAATTGATGAAACTTGTCACTGATAACATTACATTGATTGGTGAGCGTATTGAACTTCTCAACAAAAACATAGCAAACTTACTAAGTCGAGTTGAAGTTATCGAAGCGGAGACTGATACAAGCGAACAGGTTCGCGTTATCAAATGTGCCGTCGAAGAATTACAGGAACAATACGAAGCACCGGCAAACAAATTCGTTTATCACATGGCTTCTGTTTTCGGTAGAAAGGGGGCGAAACAATGAACATCAGTAACAACTCCCTGAAACATATGCTCATCACGACCAAGCGAAAGCAAACGGTCGCAGGTAAAGCGCAGTCGCAGGTAGAATCTTGTTTGTTGAAGGTAGAGGCTAATGTTGCTTCTATCACTTCTCTCACTAAGGACTTGACCGGACTCACCCATGTTCAGTGCGAGGTTGATTCGGGAGGCGGAACTTTCCCTATTCCTGACATTGACCGAGTTCTCGGTATTTTGGCACTTCACGGTGCTAATGTGAATCTCTCTTACAATGCCGGTAAAAATAAATTGGTATTCAAAAGTGGTTCTAAACAAACGACTCTCGACGCTTCTCCTGATGCTTTGGCATTCTCACATAGCCAAGAGACAATTAGCGACCACACAAGCCGCAGTAATGACCTCGCAGGGCGTATAAACGCCATCGGTGGGGTCTACACTACTGCCGACGGTAACGAGATACATTCAATCGCTTGTTACACTGTTAATTCTACTGAAATGTTTGAAGCACTACGATGCGATAACATGAACGGACAGAAGTTTAACCGTTATACTTTTTCGGGCAAAGACAAAGGGCTTAGTGTTCTTGTTGGCGACCCATCTATCGGCGGCGAAACATTGACCGGAATACAAGTAGAAGGTCTTTCGCCGGTCGAACCGGAGACTTGGGAATGGTCTTTCGATGGTGGTCTTGATGAATTGTTCAAGCAATTTTCAGGCCCATGCAACATCCACATATTTGACTTTACAGAACACGGACAAGGTATGCGAATGGCGATTGCTTGGTGCAATGGTTGTTGGGCGTTTCAGTCCGGTATTCTTGAATGATGCTAACATGGGAGGGGATTCGGTTGTCGAAAGATGATGAAAAGGTGCTTAACAATCCTCCACAAATGGATTCTGCGGGGAACTCGGTGTATGCCTCGCGCACATCCTCCCGCCACTTAGCAAACGGACTACGCAACGGCACGATGATGAAGGCTTTGACTCAAGAACAGTCTTACGAATTGGTAGACGCACTACACGGTCATGTCTCAAGTAGAAAATTGTATTTGAAAGTGGCATGTTTGGCTGTTTTAAAATATGATTCTTCAGGAGAGCCGTTATCTCCGGCGGAGGTAGCGAACCGTTCCCGCAAATATACTCAAAAGAACTGCACTATGTCGCCAAGAACATGCGCGAGCGTCTTGGCTATGTTGAGCCGCTTGGGACTTATCGGTAGAACTCCTAAGAAACCGTTTCATTATTGGTGGGGTGTAGATGGAAATTGATATTCTAAACGGCGACTGCATAGAAATGATGAAGACTCTACCGGATAACTGCGTAGATACCTGCATTACTTCTCCGCCTTATTGGGGTCTTCGTGACTACGGAGGCGGAGGTAAGGTTTGGGGGGGCGACCCTGAATGCGAATGTGATTGGGAGGGTTACGAGCGACCAAGTGAAAATACCCGTAATAATAACAATTCGTTACAATTGAAATCCGCATATTGGCAACCTCAAGAACAGGCTAACTGTAAACACTGTGATGCTTGGTTCGGACAACTCGGACTTGAACCGACCATCCAACAGTATGTTAAAAATATGGTAGAAGTATTCTCTCATGTTCATCGAATCCTCAAACCCGAAGGCACACTATGGTTGAATCTCGGTGATTCTTATTGTGCAGGGCAACGCAAAAACAACAAACCCGACAGTAACAGTGGCGATAAAGGATTGCCGACAACGCAACGAAACCAAGCGTCGGGTAGTCTCAAGAACAAGGATTTGGTCGGCGTTCCTTGGAGGGTCGCATTTGCACTACAACAGGCCGGTTGGTGGTTGCGCCAAGACATCATATGGGCTAAACCCAACTGTATGCCTGAATCGGTCAAAGACCGTTGCACTAAGAACCACGAATATATGTTCCTTCTCACTAAGTCGGAAAAGTATTACTTCGACAACGAAGCGATAAAAGAAAATACGGTAAAAAAAGCCGACAAGAGACAATCGGCGTTTACTTATGCCGACAACGAAGATTGGGCTAAGGACAAAGACGCATCCAGAATCAGTAAGGCGAAAGGAATTGCCGAAGCGAGAACTAAGAATTACGCTAAAAGAAACAAGCGTAGTGTTTGGTGGGTCGGCCCGAAACCATTCCCCGAAGCACACTTCGCCGTATTCCCTATCGAACTGATTGAACCCTGCATCCTCGCCGGTAGTCCGGTTGGAGGAACAGTGTTTGACCCCTTCGGTGGTTCAGGAACTACTGCCATTGCCGCTATCAAGCATGGTCGCAACGCTATCCTTACAGAATTAAGCGAAAAGTATATCGGGATTGCCGAGAAGCGGATTGCCGATTTCAAAGCGCAACAAGGGCTTGACAAGAAAAATGTTCAGTGGCTGTAATGTCTACCGGTAACGCTCGAAAGTGTTTACGCAAGTGTAGCGGTTGCGGTAGAACGATGGTAACTAAGTCTACATCACACCGACCTTGGATTAACGGTAAAAGGTATCAGTGCGGTATTTGGCGTGTGGCCGATAAAAAGAGAAGAATACTTTGATTGGGTTTATAGGGTTCATAGATAACTCTTATATACGCCGCCATTAGTGGTATTATTCATGGTAACTGTAAACCTCGACGGGGCAAAGCATAATATCCCCGTAATGCTTGAAGAAATGAACAAAGAAAAATTGATTTATCACACTATGCCAAGCGGCGAACAAGTAGTGATAAATGTGTCATACAATGTCATACCTGACAAACCAATGTATCGCGATGCAGAATGGCTACATGCCGAATATGTTACGAAAGCGAGAACAATTCAATCAATCGCGAGCCAATTCGGTTTGACCCCTATGAGTATTCACGGATGGCTCAAGAAGTTAGACATCCCTACCAGAAGTCGTGGTCGTCGGAAGGGTCTTTGATGGTTAAGTGTTGGTTCTGTAACGAAACAATGATTTGGGATAACGACTTTGAACCTAACGACATCGGCATGGCCGGTGAAGGTATTGTTTCAATGTTACATTGTAAATCGGAATCGTGCGACTGCAACGCATATTTCATCAAAACAACCGAATAACTACCCTTATATACCCCCCCACTAATCTTTAATTATGATTGTGGAGGCAGTAGGTAAAAACGATGTTCTTGTTCGATACAGGGATATTCACGGTAAAAGAAAGGAACAGCGAATCAAAGAGTATTTGCCTTATTGTTATCTTCGCACAGAAGATGCTTCTTGGTTTAGCGAAGGTGATGTGCGACATGGCTACACCGGTATGTTCGGTGAAGAGTTGTCCAAAGTAACCTGCTTTTCTCAATGGGATGTGCGACAACTCGCAAAGACCGGTGAGACATGGGAGGGTAATGTTCCCTTCACTAATCAGGTATTGACTAAGCGAGTGCGAGACGGTTTGAAACCTTTCGAGGCTTACGACCATAGAGTATGGTATCTCGATGGTGAATGGAAAACGGGAACCGGCGAGATAACTATGCTCTCGGTCTATGATTCTTTTACCACTAATCTTTACTCTTGGGTTGTCATGCCTGACAATAATTCGTGGCACAGACCGTTTGCCGAAGGCGACCGAACTAAGGGTAAATACAGTATGCTCATTGACGCAAACGGTGATGAACACCACTACGATACACCAATAATAGTCTTTGATACAGAAGCGGAATTGTTGAGCCACTTCATTGCTTTTATGCGTAGACAAGACCCCGACATCATCACCGGTTGGTATGTGAACGGTGCGGATATTAGCCAAATTGTAAAGCGGTGCGGTAAGGTAAATGTGCGCGCTTCTCTCATGTCTCCGTTAAACAAGTTGCGATATGACTTTGGGGATTGGCAACAACCTATCGTCGGTCGGAACATCATTGACTTGATGCTCGCATTCCCTAAGTTGTATGAATTGAAGAATGGCAAATTGTCCGGCTACAAATTAGACGATGTGGCGTGGGAAGTATTAGGGGAAAAGAAAGTAGAGTTACCCGACGGACACGACACATACTACTCCGACCCTGTAAAGTATCTCGATTACAACCGACAGGATGTGCGCCTTCTACCTCGATTGAACAGAACAGTAAATGCTCTTGAGTATTTTATCGCCGTTCAACATATCGCACAGTGCGAAATTCAATCCACTCCACACATTACCAAAGTGTTCACATGCCTCGCTTTGTCCGACCCTGAACTCGACCGACAACTCCCCTCCAAACCAATGTTTGACAAGGTAGATTATGACGGCGGAATCGTCATGGATGGGGAAACCGGATTCTATGAGAACATAGGTATTTTTGATGTAAAAGCAATGTATCATAGCAACGCCGCATTACATAACATCTCTTGGGATATGCTCGATGAGAAAGGTAAAGACTGCGGTAACGGCACTTCATTCAATCAAGATAAGAAAGGTTTGCTTGTTCGACAGATGGATAGGATGACTATGCTAAGAGACGAATACAAGACATCAATGAGGGATGCTACCACCGCCGAAGAAGTTACTCGATACGATGCTCTACAATATGCTACTAAGTCTCTTGTTGCCTCGATGTATGGTGTGGCGGGGGATTCTAAGTATGGTCTTTACCATCCTGATATAGCGGCGGCTATCACATTTACCTCAAGAGCAACACTGATGAGATTGAAGGACATTGCCGAAGAAATGAACCACGAAGTAGTCTACGGTCATACCGATTCGGTCATGTGTCGGGTAGATAGCCCTATCGTCGGTGAAGATTCGGTAAAAGAAATAAACGCTCAAATGTTCCCCATCATAGTGCAGTTTGAGAAGTGGTCTAAGTCGTTCCTTCTCATGGGTAAGAACAGATACACCGGA